TGTACCCTCCGCAGCCAAAGGAGGGGAAACCATGGGTGCGCCGCGAAAATACACAGATCCGAAAAAATTCGACAGAGCGGTGGAGAAATATTTCAAATCCATCACCAGAACCGTGACGGTGACAGAGAAGAAGCCCACGGGAACCCGGGATGACAAAGGACACATGATCTTCGAGGACGTGCCGGTGATCAACGCCCTGGGCGAAGAAGTGAAGGTGACGGAGTACATCGTGCCGCCGTCGGTATATGGTCTGTACACCTATCTCGGAATTTCGGAAAGCACCTGGAACAACTACTGCGACGCATCGAAGCATCCGGAGTTTTTGGGGACGATAGCGCGGGCGCGGGGGCGTATGCGCGCATGGAACGAAATGCAGCTTTTGGTCAGATCGGGCAAGGACCTGAAGGGGATCATCTTCAATCTGGAGAACAACTACGGTTACCGGGAACGGATGGAAGTGAGCAGCGACTCTCTGGAAAGCTACCTCCAGCGCATGGCTGAGGAAGATGGGGGGCAGCGGTTTTGAATCTGCTGCTGAACTGTCTGGCTTTTATCACCCGGTTTCTGAAGATCCGGGACAAGGATGGACAGATGATCCCATTCCGGCTGAATCAGCCTCAGCAGCGGCTCTATGACGCCATCAAAAGCCAGTGGGCAGCAGGGAAACCGGTGCGGATCATCATCCTGAAGGCCAGACAAATGGGGTTCTCCACACTGACGGAGGCGGTGATCTTCTGGCTGACGGTGACCGCTTGCAACTGCGAGTGCATGATCGTTGCCCACACCCAGGAGGCAACAAGAAACCTGTTCCAGATGTCAAAGCGGTTTCTGGACAATCTTCCGGAGCGGTTGAAGCCTATGCAGAGATCCTCCAACGCTCAGGAGCTGGTCTTTGACCGACCTGCCAAGTACAAGGGCGGCGCGAAGGGCTTGAACAGCCGGATCCGCTGCACCACAGCAGGCGGCGAGGGCATCGGACGAAGCTACACACTGCGGGCAGCCCACCTTTCCGAGTTCGCCTTCTGGCCGGGGGACAAGTTGGCCACCCTGATCGGTCTGATGCAGGCTGTGCCTGACAGACCGGGGACGCTGGTCATCATCGAATCCACAGCCAACGGCTATGACGAATTCAAAAAACAGTGGGACAAGGCGGTGGAAAACCAGAGAACAGGGCGGGACGGCTTTCTTCCGGTATTCTTCGCCTGGTTCGAGATGGAGGAATACCGCAGGCCGGTGCCGCCGGGGTTCCAGCGGACACTGGAAGAGCAGGAGCTGGCACAGACGTTTGACCTGGATGATGAGCAACTTGCCTGGCGGCGCTGGTGCATCGAGATCAACTGCGGCGGTGACCTGAACAAGTTTCATCAGGAGTATCCGGCCACACCGGACGAAGCGTTTATTGCCACAGGCGCCTGCGTATTCGACAAGAAAGCGATTGTGCTGCGGCGCAAGCAGGTACAGGACGGCCAATGGGAGCGGGGACGATTCCGGATCGAATACACCATCACCGGAAAGATCGGCGCTTACCGGTGGGAGGTGGACTCCGGAGGGCCACTGCGGATCCGGAAGCACCCGGAGGGGAAGGTGCCTTATGTCATCGGCGCGGATACCGCCGGCACCGGCTCAGATTGCTTCGCTGCCCAGGTGCTGGATAACCGGACAGGCGAACAGGTGGCGGTACTTCACCACAGGACAGGGGAACGTGCGTTCTCAGAACAGCTCTACTGCCTGGGAATGTATTACAACAAGGCTCTTGTGGGCATTGAGACCAATTACTCCACATACCCCCAGATGTGTATGCAGGAGCTGGGCTACACCAGATTCTACGTGCGAAAGGTGCTGGACGACTTCACGGGGCGGCTGACGGATGCCTTTGGTTTTCAGACCAATTCCGTGTCCCGGCCTCTGATCATCGATGGGCTGAAAGATGTGGCGAAGAACAATTTGCAGACCATAGCAGATTTCGACACCCTGGGAGAGATGCTGACCTTCGTCTACAACGAGAACTTCCGTCCACAGGCGGAAGAGGGGGAACACGACGATTTGGTAATGGCACTGGCCATCGCCCACCACATCCGCTGCCAGCAGACCACCGGGCTTCTGAAGTCCGGCTCCGGCAGCACTCACTGGACGAAGGATATGCTGGAGGATTACCGGAAGGCATCCCGGGAGGATCGGGAACAGATGGTAAAGCTCTGGGGCAAGCCCGGAGGATAAGGAGGAACCATGAGCGAAACGAAAAAGACGGGCGCCACCGACCGGCAGAAGCTGGCGCTCTGGCAGGAACGGCTGGCGGCCAGCGATAAGGTGTGGAGCGAGCAGGTGGCCAAGATGGATCAGCGGGACGCGCTGTACAACGGCAGCGACGCCATCGAAGCGCTGGTGGCGGGGGACACCCAGACCACAACCAGCCATGTACAGAACATCATTTTTGAGAACATCGAAAGTCAGATCTCCACATCGATCCCTATGCCAAAGGTGACTGCCTGCCGGCAGGAGGACGAGGGTCTCGCCCGGATCATTGAGAACATGATCCGCAACGAGCTGGACAGGCAGCCTTTTGAGATGATGAACGATCTGGCGGAACGAACGGTGCCGATTCAGGGCGGCGTGTTCTTCCTGACGGAATGGAACAACGCGGCAAGAAGCTTTCTGAGCATCGGAGAGCTGGCCAGCTCTGTGATCCATCCCAAGCAGTTCGCTCCACAGCCGGGTATTTACACGGACATTGAGGACATGGACTGGTTCATCATCAAGTTCCCAACCACCAAAGCGGCGGTGAAACGGGAATACGGCGTGGATGTCACCATGGAAGGCGAGTCGGAACCTGAGATCCGGGGTACCGGTACACAGGACAACTCCGAAGACACGGTGACAAAGTATGTGGGCTATGAACGCGGCGAGGATGGCCATATTAACAAGTATGTCTGGGTCAATGACACGGAGCTGGAAAATCTGGAAAATTACCAGGCCAGACGGCAGCCGGTCTGCGCCCACTGCGGACGGGTAAAGCCTCACGTGGGTCAGCCTATCCCGGAAGAACCGGACGCCGGTATTGCAAGCCCTGAGGAGACAAGTGCGGGGCTGAAGCTGGCGCGGCAGCTTTCAGAGGAACTGATGGTTCCGGGGAATACAGACCCTTCGGATCCGGAAATGGTGGGTTCCCTGCGGCTGACATCCGGGGCGGAGCCGGAGGTGGTCACCTATGACGGCGGCCCATGTCCCTGGTGCGGCAGCAACGAATGGACAACGGAGGAAATGCAGTGGGAAGAAGTGATCACTCCTGTGACGACCTCCCGGGGCACGAATATCCCCGGCGTGCAGATGGAAGAAGATCCGGAGACACAGGTCGTTTCGGAGGTACCCACCAAGATCCCCTTTTACCGTCCGGACATCTACCCGGTAGTGATGCAGCGCAGCGTGAGCCAGTACGGACAGCTTCTGGGTAACTCCGATGTGGATATCATTGCAGACCAGCAGAACACTCTGAATCGTCTTCATCAGAAGATTATCGACCGGATCCTGAAGGCCGGCACCCGGATCAGTCTGCCGGATGACGCGAAGCTCCGGGTGGATCCGAAGGATGGAGATATCTGGTATCTGGAGGATCCGGCAGCGAAACAGATGATTGACGTTTATGAGTTCTCAGGGAATCTGCAGTACGAGATGGCTTACAAGGCGCAGATCTACGAAGAACCCCGGCAAATGCTGGGCATCACCGACTCCTTCCAGGGCAGACGGGATCCCACGGCAACCTCCGGTAAGGCGAAAGAATACGCAGCCTCCATGAGCGCCGGACGGCTGGAAAGCAAACGGATGATGAAGAACGCGGCCTATGCCAAGCTCTTTGAAATCATGTTCAAGTTTATGCTGGCCTATTCCGACGAACCGAGGCTTGTGGCCTACAAGGATCACAAGGGTGACACGGTATACGAGGAATTCAACCGGTACGACTTCCTGGTGCAGGACGCTCTGGGACAGTGGCAGTGGAATGACCGGTTTCTGTTCAGCGTGGATACCACCGCACCACTGGCGGCGAACCGGGAAGCCATGTGGCAGGAGACGAGAATGAATCTGCAGACCGGCGCTTTCGGAGATCCGGCGGCGACGGAAACGCTGATCCTCTTCTGGAGCAAAATGGAACAGCTCCACTATCCCGGCGCAGGCTCCACCCGGAAGTATCTGGAGGAACGGCTGCAGGCACAGCAAGCCGCGCCTGTGGCGGGGACGATGACCGGAAAGGTGCCTCAGACCGGCGAGCAGATACCGTCAGGGGGACAACAGGGAATGACCCCGGCGGAAGAACCTGCGGCGCCCGTATTTGTCTGACAACCCCGGCAGAAATGCCGATGATCTCAGCGGAAAGGAGGAAAGATAATGGCAAGCGAAAACGGCTATCTTGGCAAAATCAAGAACGGCGGCACCCAGATCGTCAAGGCTCCCAACCAGACGGTGGATCCCAAGAAGGGCACCGTCAAGACCGGCACCGATCTGAGAACCGGCAAGTAAGAATCCCCGGAAGGGACTGCCTTGTGGCGGCACTAAGCCACGCAATACGCATGGAACAGCGGAAAAATCCGGGGGTGAAAACCCTAAGGAGGACATATATGGCTCCCGAAATTACAGAAGCAGCAGCGTACCAGGCATTCGGTCTGGAGATGCCGGCAGCGCAGACTGCCGAAACCACGGGCGCAAACGCGCAGGAACCCGCCCAGCCTGCGGCAGAACCGGCAGCCGATCAGGGCGCAAACGCGCAGGAACCCGCCCAGCCTGC